TCCCTGCTATCAAATACCCTGCTGTATCTAATAATTGTTGGAGAGTTAATCATCACTGGGCACATGCTCTTAGTACATTTAAAGAAAATTGTTTGCATGTAGTTATAGATGGATTTGGTGACGAGAATAATAGTTGGACTGTATTCAGAAATAATGAGGTAATCTATAGAGGTTACTGTGTAACTGAAGGATCATTAGGATGTGAGATGATCAAGGCTGGTAAATTACTCAATATAAAAGCACAGTGTGATTTAGATATTGCTGGTAAGTTGATGGGACTGCAGTCCTATGGTACATACATGAAAGAATATGCAAAGATCTTACCAAAGACCATGCATGATATCAGAAGAATATTTGAACAGAGTAGATACAAGGCGTTTGAGAGAGATATGTTTGGTATTCTTGGTCAAGCACCATTAAATTGGATAAGGACTGTTCATGATCACATGGGTGATGTATTAGTTAATTTCTTCTCTGAGTATGCATACCATACCAATGATGTTATTACGTATACTGGTGGTTGTGCTCAGAATGTTATATGGAATACTAAGTTGAAGGAAAAGTTTCCAAACCTAGTCATACCAGCACATTGTGCTGATGAAGGACTATCACTTGGTGCTTTAGAATTTCTAAGAAGGAAGTATGATCTGGATTTCACAATACAATACCATCAACAAGATATTGCTGCAGAGAGTAAACCTTCTGATATGACACTTGCTAAAGTGGCACATGCTTTAAAGCAAGGTAAGATTGTTGGATGGTATCAAGGACATGGAGAGATAGGACCGAGGGCATTAGGTAATAGATCAATTCTCATGAATCCATATATTGATGATGCTAAAAAGAAGATCAACAGGATAAAGAATAGAGAAGGGTATAGACCATTTGGTGCATCTATACTAGAGGGGTATCAGAGACATATATTTGATACGGATATCACCAATCCACATATGCTGTATGTTGGAAAAACTGCTGCTCCAGGATTGGAATCAATAACCCATGTGGATGGTACATGTAGGTATCAAACGGTAACACAGGAGAACGAGAGTTACTATAAACTGTTGGAATTACTGGAGTTTCCTGTATTACTCAACACTAGCATGAATGTTAACGGCAAACCAATCATGAGCAAACCAGAGAATTTTCCTAAAGGTTTGGACATGGTGGTTGTCGGAAACGATATATCTGTGCTATAATAAATAGGTAAGATCGATCATTACACACATGACAATGGAACCAGCGACTCTCAAGGAAGAATTTGAGAAGCAACTTGCTGACGCTAATGCTAAAATTTCAAGAGCAGAAGCAGAATTAATACGCTTGAGAGAGTACCGCACAAAACTAGAAGGCGGTTTAGAAACAATAGGTTTGATAACTGGAGAAGTACCACAACCAGAAGGAGAACCACCAGCAACTGAAGGTGAAGATGCTTCACCACCAGCAACTCCACTTGTAGAAGGTTAGATTAACAAAGTGACCCCTTGCTAAATAGTGAGGGGTTATTTATTTGTCAGATGGCTGCTATACCAATAAATCTAATATGTGAAAAAGGAACTGATTTTGCAGCGACCTTTAATATTCAGAATGAAGCAAACACCACCCCATTAAATTTAACTGGTTACACTGCTGTAGCCAAGATTAAAAAAAGTTATACTTCTAGTACATCTACAGACTTTACGGTTGATTTTCCAGATAGATATAATGGACAATTAAAAGTTAGTTTGGACAACACTGCAACAGCAGGTCTAACTGCTAGAAGATATGTTTATGATATTCTCTTGTCTGCACCTTCGGGTACTAAGTCACGAGTTATTGAAGGAATACTTGAAGTAACACCTGGAGTTTCCTGATGCCTACCTATAATGTATCAGTACAAAACCAGAACTATAGCGTAGTTTCTGAAGCTCAGAAAAAATACGCTGTAGGTGTTACTTATGATATTCCAGCAAAGTATCTGCAGAACAACAATGTTGTTCTAGATGCTATCAACACTGGGTTTAATGGAGTCGCAACTACATTTAACTTAACTGAGTCGGGAGTTGCTTACACTCCTACTAATGATGCTCAACTAATAGTTTCTATCAATGGTGTTATACAACATCCAGGTATAGATTTTTCTGTTAGTGGTGATCAGATTACATTTGCTATTGCACCCAATCTTGGAGACCCTGCATTTATTGTCGCTACTTCGACAACAGCAGATCTCACCAGAACAATCAATTTTGTATATGGTAGTGGTTCTGTTGATATGAACAACGGACCTAAAGGTGAATTAGCAATTGATGTTACTGGAAAACTCCAGTCATGGACATTAACTACTGATGTAGTGGGTTTAATAACACTTGATGTACAGAAGTGTACCTTCAATGATTATCCAAACTTCCAGACTATATGTGGAAGTGATAAACCTGCAATCAGTGGTAATCTTAAAAACTTTAGTGATAACTTATCCGCATGGGATATAGATATTATTGCTGGAGACATGCTAAGATTCAGGGTGGATCAGGTAAATCAGGTTCGTAGATTCATGTTATCACTGAAAGTTTTCCTTTGATAAATAATCGAGGGAGATTTATTTTATAAATAAACGTAAGCACAGCAACACAACGATTTTTGGAGACAAATTAAATGGCACTGTTAGTACCTAATATTGGTGAATTAGAGTCACTTCGTTATCTCGTTAACCAGAACAACTTTGTTTTGGATAGAGAAGATAATGCACCAAGGGATTTAATCCTCAAGCTTTACACTAGTGACACGACACCTGCAGAAGCAGATGTACCTAGTGCGACAGCGTACTACGAACCATATCAGAATGGTAATACCAACCAGTATGGACAAACTGTAAACACAGGTTATCCTTATGCTATAAACAATCGTACTGAAGCAAGATACGATTATACAGGACAAACTGGTATTCTCCTAAATGGTGGTCAGTGGAAGATCAACCAAGACTCTACTGCTAACGTTGTAACAACTGCTACTTATCCTGAACAAACTTTCACATTCTCTGGTGCTGCTGGTAATGTTTATGGTTACTTTATTGTAAGAGCAAATAACATGCCTCTTGCTGTTCAAGGTGTTGCTGATGCTGCTTCAGGTGCTGCTGCTACTACTCTAACAAAGGGTGATGCTTCCAATGTTTGTATTGGAGTTATCGGTAATGACTACATCACACTTCCAAACGTTGCTTCAATAATGGACAACATTACTCTCGGCATGAGTGTCGGTGGTAACACTGCTGTCCCTGCTGGTACATTAGTTGGTGGTATTGATCGTGCTCAAAGACGCATTTATCTTTGCGATTCTTCTAACGCTGCTGTTGCTCTAACTGATAACATTCAGGGTGCTACTGATCCAAGTATTGAACTTGACTATACAGTTGTTACTTCTGGTTCTGCTCACCAGTTACAAGCTGGAGACGTTATCTATGTTGCACGTGGTACTTCAAACACCACAACTACTGAGCAAACATACACTATATTCAGTACTCCTTCAACAACTACATTTACCACAACACCAGCGATGGATGGAACTGGTAACATGACTCTTTACAGCAGCATAATGTTCGCTGAAAGATTCACAAATGGTCCATACCCAATTCAGAACAACGGTGACCAAATTAAGGTTACATTGAACATCAGTCTTGACTGATTAATTGAGTTCACAATCTATATTATGGAGGGGGCGGTATCAACTACCCCCTTTTTAATTGTTTGTACACTTAGATGAGCATCTATACATACGACAATACAACTATCGTACTGTATTCAACTGAAGACGAGGGATTAATTTCTGTCCCTACAAGTCCTACAGATGACTACGGTTCGATTTCTGATGCTCCTACAAATTTACAAGCACAAAGTAATTTAAGTAATGATGATTTAGGTGAGATTTCTATAAGCGATACTAACACTCCATTTGGTACTGTTACAGTATCTGGTGTTAAAACCGAAGCGTGGGTTCCAGCATTTTATCTTGCAACAGGTACAGCAACATTAGCAAGTACTGCCTTAGAGGGTGTTAGAAAGATTTGGGCTGGTAATGGATCACTATTCGAGATGGGTGGTGGTATGGAACGCAGTTCTGCGTTCTGGGTTGGTTCTGGTGGACTTACTGTATCTGGTGCTTCTGTAGTAAGAACTACATTAGACTGGAACGAAGATTTATTTGTAGCATTTACACAAGAGGACTTAGGGTTAGTATCAGCACCCTCAAGTCCTTTTCTTGATTTTGGAAATATTAGCGATGTCCTTACTGCTGGAGAATTAGACAGAGGATTTGTTTATAACATAGGTGATGTAAGAGGTGCAACATCATACAACAAGTTTACCAATGCACCTTGGGCAGAATTTAATACTTATAGCTTTACTACAGACAGAACAGGTTCAGGTGGTCTATTCGCTGCAAGTGGTCTCTCAGAGACTAAGACCTCTACAGAATTTGGAGACAAGACAACACTATTCAGTGTAACTGGTGGAGAGATATACTCACAGACAAGTCGTGAGATCATGTCTGGTGATGCTTCATTCGGAAGTGCTGGTGTTGAGAAGTTTGTACATGAGTTTAATGATGAGTCTGGATTCACACTAGACACAGCAGACTATGGATCTACTTACTATGACTTCCTCTCAACTGAGGATCAAGGAAGCATTGCAGAATACAAGGCTGGTGGTGAATATGATCATGGTGGAATTATATGGAATAATGTAGAGGCAAATACTGGAACTTATGAGTTCGTTGCTCTTTATGATATTCAAGGAGATGGTACTTACGCTAGGTATTGGGAAGGTGAAGGATCTATCAATATTGTTGGTAACAGTATTGGAACTACAACTCAACCACATTGGACTGGTGGTGGATCTCTGTTCAGTACTGGAGGTGCTGCTGAGTGTAGAACTGATACTATAGTTGGAAGTGATACAACTCTATTCACTTGGTCTGGTGAATACAGTAATCTTAAGTTCCAGTATCATTGGACTGGATCAGGTACTCTATTCGAGACTGGTGGTTGCTCTATCCTAAGAACATTTGGATATGATGATACTGCTACAATTGGATACAGTACAGGTGATTGGGGTCAAGTTGATGGTCCTCCAAATCAACCTTATGAAGATTGGGGTACTGTTACTGACGGATGGTTATCAGAAAACTGGTGGTATATCTGGCATGAAGGTGTTGCTACATCTATGGGTGGATTTAAGGTTCGTACAGATCCTAAAGTCCTTAACGATACACCAGAGAATTATTTCCAACCAGAAAACGCAGGTCTTGATCCTTCTGTTGGACAAAACTTTAATACTTACAGATTTACTTGGGGTCGTTGGCTCGTACAAAGTGGAACACTATTCTCTGCTGGTGGTGCTGCTGAAGCACGAGTTATCCAACCCACTGAAGATACTGCTATCGGAACCATTTCTGGAGCGTACAGTGGATTACAGGCGACATTCAGAGAGATTGGTAGTGGTTCTCTATCTACATTTGAAGGAACTGCACACACAGAAAGGACTACATTTGATTATAATGAGCAGTCACATGATATATGGGCAGCATTTGATTGGGGAACAATTGAAACTCTTCTTGAGAATGATGATCATGGATCTATTGCTGATATCCAATCTGGTGGAGAGATCAATTGGGGAACTATCTGGTGGAATGATGCTAGTAGTTCTGGATACACTAATGATACTGTTGGTACTACAGATAGCAACTTTGCTGGTGATGGTGTTTCTGGATTCCATTTTGGATATACATGGAGTCTCACACGTCCATCATGGACACAAGAAGAAATTGATGCTCGTCTAGCAATTAACGATGAGTATGTTACACCTGAGACAGGTTTAGTTCCTG